TTTTTGCCATTTATATTCTCCGAGTTCTCTATTGTTTTAACTTGTTTTGTGGGAACATTCAACCCTTGTGAGTCAGGTCCCTTTAAAGGTGGGATCTCTTTCCATTTTACGTGTTGCATATTTGCAACAAGAGTTTTATTCTTCACTAAACCACCCCCTTTTATTTCTCCAGTCATCAAATTTTTGAAGACCTTGAATTCCTAGTGAAGCAGCTAATCCATAGCCACCAAATCTCGATAATCCTCTTAATGCTGTAGGACTCATACCCATTCTCATAATTTTAGAGACCATTGGACTTGTAAATCTTGTAGCTTCTTTTGTTAATGGTGCCGCAAAAGTAGGTCCTAAATAATTCCATGGATTCGTTGCAATATCTGTTGGAGAATCTCCTTGTGCAATTTGACCTGCAATATGTAATGGTTCTAATGCAGCTAAACCTAATGGTGATGCAGTTGCTGCTAAACCTTTTCCAAGTACACCTTTTAATCCAAGAGCAGATCTTACAGGACCTGCTGGTTTTAGATTTGGACCACCTCTTCTTCTAACATCATATACTCTTTTACCACCAGGAACCATTCCTGCTGCAGTCACTGCACCAAGTGTAGGTAATTGATAATCTAAAATCTCTGGACTCTCTTCTGGTGTTTCGTCAATTGGATCTGTTACCATGGATATTAACATATTTTTCTGTTGATCTTCATTAGATAAATAAGTTGTTGGATCGTCGTTCATGAATGTTTTAACAAGACCAGCTGTTGCTGCACCTGCTGCTGCAATCGCTCCGTACTTACCACCCTTCTTGGCAAAATTTAAAAATCCTGTTCCCATGGTTTTAATTTTTTCAGGAACTGTTTTTATTTTATTAATCTGTTCTGTAGTTCTGACTGGATCTGTGTCAAAAGCCGTTTCCATTTGTTTTACACAACTACTTCCAGCCGCATAACCAATTCTTCCACCTTCAGCTCTAAAAATATTACAAACACCACCGTCATTTGTCTCAGCAGCTTTTACTAGTAAATTTCTTAATACAGGAACATCTTCTTTGCCAACAAATCTCAAAGCTTCTTTAAAAACTTGGTCAGCACTTGTAGCTTTAGATCCTTTAAAAGTTGAGCCAACTTTTGCTCTAATTCCTCCTACTTCTTCATTTACTTTTTTAATTCCGTCTAAATATTGTGCTCGAGTAATAGCCCCTGTTCCAAAAGATTGTTCTAATCTTCCAAGTGCCCTGTTAGCATATCTAAAAGAAGATTCTGAGGTATAAGGATCCACACCAACCCCATATGGATGATGTACTTCTGTTAAAGAAAATCTAGGGGCTTTACTTTTTAAATATTTTTTATACTCGGCTTCAGTCGGCGTTAATTTATCTTTCCAAGAAGTTCTTCGCCCTTTTTCATCAACAAGAGGTTTAGTAAGTAATTCATTTCTTAAAATTTTTTCTCTAAAAATATCTTTTACACTACGACCATCTATTTTTTCAGCACCGAGCCATACTCCTGTGTCGTAAGCTCTTGTAGCTCTAACAAATTTACCTTTTCCTAAAGCATTATCAATTTGATTCTTAAGTCCACCTGTATCAGGTGCTTTATAATCCCATTTAAAAACTGGTTTTTTAGGGGCCTCTAAATCTTGAAACTTGACTCTTTGCCAAGCAGGTATTCCAGCTTTATTTTTTAAATTCCAATTTATATTACCTTTAGAATCTACAGGCAATTTACCATCAGCAAACTCACCTAAAATTTTAATTCTATCTCCTCGATATGACGCTCTATATAAATTCGCCCATAATTTTTGTGCAGAAGTTCTTCCATACGGAAAACCTCCAAGTTTCTTTTGTTCAGCGGTCATTTGACGAATAGTATTCGCATATTCTCTCCAAATATTTTTACCGTCTGGCCCTATTTTATTTGGATCAGGATTTGCCTTTAACCATTTTTCCCCATATGGATGAGTTTTAATAGTTTCCTTAACTTCCTCCATTGAAAATTTAAGATTAGCTTGTTTACCAACTCTAGCTAGGGATAATAAATTTTCTCCTTTACCACCAGTGGTTAATTTATTTATTTTTTCTATAGCCGCAGGTTTAATTAATTTTTTTACATTAAGTTCATCAAACAATTTTTTACTAGTTTCTTTAAGACCTGTGCCTTTTCTTAAATCAATAGGTTCATCTAATAAATAAGCTCTTAATTGAAGACCAAACGTATTATTTTTACCGAATATTTTATTCCAGTTTTGAGGAGTGGGATTTTTTAACCATTTTTCTAATTTCTTAAACCCTTCTTCAACACTTTTTTTATTTTGATTAATAGATACACCAGGAGCTAATTGAAAACCTTTTGGTAAAGTTACATTTCTGCCAAAAATTTTATATGTGTATGTTTGATTAGGATCACGAAGAGCCATTAGACCTCCAGGATCTGAGCTAATCCGCCATGTTTAAATTCCGGAAGGTCATCAGGATTGAATCTTGGATCGTCTGTTGCAAATCCAGCTTTGTCTTTTGTGAAACGAACGTTATCGACAAATTCTTCTATAATTATTCTATCAGAATCTAATGGAAGTCTTCTTGCAATCTCATCACCGAAATATTTCTTAATTAATACCAATGGATCTCCTAAAACTCCACCACCGCCTTCTGTAATAAATTTGTAATCTGTTTCACTTACTACAGATTCTAAAGTTCCACCTTTACCAGGAGGAAGTAAGTCTGTTTCTTTTTTTAACATAGTATTTAAAAACGTTCTAGCCGCTGCTCTTTTCTTTGCAACATCTGCTGCAGATACGGCTCCGGCATTTTTATAAAGCTCAGTAACGTAGCCAGCAATAAAATCATTACCTGCTCTGTTTGTAACCATAGTTTCTAAAGCATCAACTTCATTAGAGTATTGTTGAACCGGTGCTGCAATATCATCTGCTCCGCCACGTGAACCTGGGGGTGGTAGATCGACATCTATTTCATCTCTTATAACTCTTACATCATCATCTGTTTTTCTAGTGGCTCTTAAAGCACCAAGACCTTCTTCTGTTAAGTTCCTGGTCCCTGTTCCCAGATCAATAATGTTTGCTGGAGCTACCGGTGGGTTAAAGACGTTGTCAATCTTTAACATATTCTCGTATAGCTTTCCTGCTTGAACGTCGTTTAACTTATTGGCCGTTAAATAACCGATAGAACTTTTTAATTCGTTTAAAACTTTATTTTTACCTAGAGTACCGATGGCGTCTATATTGATTGTAGAATCTATAAAGCCTTCTGGACTCTTACCTACTCCTAAAAAATTAATGTTGGTTCGGGTACCAAGGGCCTCATTAACATTGCCCCCTAATTTGGAGTATAATTTTAAAAT